TATTCTATCTCTTTTCTTATTGTGCCATCTTTCCATTGTAATACCTTTCTCTAGCATTTCACCAAAGTCTTTACAAATAGGAAGCTTGATTTTAACTTTATCAATATCGATATATTTAATAAGTTTTAAGAATATTTTAATGGCAGCTTGAAGTCCGCGATTGTCAGTTTTATCTGCATCGTTGTTTGTGGAAATAACAACCTCATCTATGGACAACGACATTAGATAAGACAATTGTTTAGAACTTATCTCCAAGCCAAAAACTACTAGATGATTATAATATCCTTGCTGGGATAAAGCCAAGCTATCACCAATTCCTTCAACAAGAATGATCGAACGCTTTTCTTCGATAGTTTTCTTAAACACATTATCTTCTTCGCCTTGAAGATTTATAGGATAAATCCAATTACCTTTTCTGCCAATGTGTTTCCACTTGGGAGCAGAGTTGTTTGGCTTCCACAATAGATGTCGTCCACTGATGCCGATTACTTTTTTATTCTCATCGAATATTGGAAATACGAAACGACCATTCATCTTTCCAGACATAGAAAAACCAGAACGATAAAGCTCAAGAACTTCAGAGCTAATGTTCTTCTTGTTGTAAAAATCATAGTGAGGAAGCAAAGTTTTTACTTCATCATGGTCAAAAAATTGATCTGATTCCATTTTGGGTGTTCTGATTGATTCTATACAGGGATCATTATTAGTCTTAATTGATTGCAAGATTTCTTCTATCTTTGAATCATCATTACAAGTAAGCTCAAGAAGTCTTTTAAAAGGTTGATAAGAAGTGTTGGCTACAAAATCTTTCCAGATTCCAGTGTCTTTCCAAATTTGTAGAGCGGTTCTATTGTCGCCATCACGATAAACAGCATTGCATTGCCAGTATTTGCCGCGATCTGATAATTGATATCCAAGATCAATCAACGTTTTTTCAATAGCCTCTGCTTGATTATTAATCGAGGTTAGGTACGTCGTCATCGTTATCTTTAATTACAGTTGCGTTTGTACCAAGAGCATCAACGATATCTCTATAATCACCCTTTTCTGAGACACAGAAATTAGCAATTTCAAGATTAACAAAATTCTTTTTAAGAGTTCCATCTGCAAGTTTTACTGGGTTAATTGCTCCAGCAATATCTTTACCAAGATGGCGAGCTTTTATATTAATGAACTTGTGTGTTCCAAAACCAACTTCATTCTGCAATTCATCAGAAGTTTTTTGTCGCAAAATAAACAAGTGAGAAGCAAATTGAGTAATACGATCAGAAAGAGAAACGATACTTTCATCATCAGTGATATTTGATGAATTTTTATTGGTGACGATACCAGCACGATTAGATTGCACTGATGTCATCATTGATATACATGGGCCTTTATCGCTTACGATATCTCTTTGAATGCAACGCTTATATTTATCAACCATCTCTCCAACAAGCTGCCATTCGGTTTTATTACCTCCATTTTCACTTGTAGTTTTAATATAATCAAAACTAAAAATCATGGGATTTCCACGACCTATCTTAGAATAATAAAATCTTTTAAGAACGCTGATTTGTGCATCAACGCTCATGCCGCCTACATTATAATAATATAGATGCTTGTATCGTTTATTAATAGTTTTCCATACTGATCTAACATTATCTACAATTTCTGCACCAGCCTTACGCCAATTTCCGCTTTCTAATAGATACATTGGAACTTTGGACATTGCGGCACATTGTCTAAAAATAAGTTCCTCTTTGCTCATTTCACCGTTATCGAAATGAAGAACTGGTACTTCATATTGTTCAGATACTTTTGTAGTAAAATCCAAGCAAAATTGAGTCTTACCAACACCTGAACGAGCGACGATAACAGTAATATTTCCCGGTCTCAAAAGAGAACCGTACATGTCTTGAGTTTTTGGATGCGGTCCAGCAAATCCAAATTCAGTGACTGGATTATTTCCACGCTCTTCAACAAGAGCTTCCATTTCATCAAAAATATTTTCTGGTTGATCTGCACCAGTTTCATAGAGATTAATTTGATCATTATAAAGTTTATCAGCGCATTCAATGATAACACTGTAATCAGAAGATGGAGATATAGACTTCATCTTCTTGTTAATCTCAGCACCACACATCGCAATTTCGCGACGAATAGTGTATTTCTTTAACTCTTTAGCAACGCTTATGATAGATTCTGGGGATAACTTCTTGAGAGACAAAGATTCAATATAATCAGATGGATTGATATTGTCCTCAAAAGTTACCCCAAAATTCTTTACTCTTTGAGATATTACTACGTCATCAATTTTTTCACCGTTGTCAATTGCTTGACGAAGCACACAAAAAATAGTTCTATTTATCTTAGAGCTTTCACTCCAGAAGTCTTTCTCTGTTACGAAAGATGCGACATCTGCGTATCTTTCTGGATATTTAATCAGTCCAGCGAGCAACTGAGTCTCTAAATCATACGAATAAATCATTCCGACCGCACGTTATCACGGCTCATCACTCATGTCAATGGAATTTTGCTCATTGTTTACCTCGTCTAAATATTTTTCCAGAGCTTTGACTAGTCCCATTTCTACGATTGGATTAGCAACTTTAGTATAAATCATGGGACATCCATCTTGAGAGACGTAAGCCACTATAAATCCTTTTGAGGATTCATCGGACCCAGTGAACTCATAGAGTTTATTAAAATAGTTTTCAGGAATTTTAAATTGCTTAAAATTCTCTGATTGAGAGTCCTTCTTCATGTTATAATATTACACCTTGACTTTCGAAAAGGTCTTTATTTATTATATCATTTTCAAATATAGTTACAAGTGTTATCTCATTAAGTTCACAGAAACGTTCTTTTTTCTTATCTCTATTTAGCTGGTGAAGAAAATTCATTCTATTTTCGTGAAAGAATTTAACAAAACCAGTGTGCTGCCTACCTTGAACTTCTATTGCTATTTTTTTATTAGCATTATAAAAGTCCAAGGTAAGACGAGTTCCAACAATGGGAAATTCTTCAAACACAATATTGTGTTGCCAATAGCCTCGCAGAAATTTCTTAACTTCAGTTTGAAATTTACTGCGACTATCAGCTTTCCAATCGGTTAGATAGTTGCGAGCGTTTTTGCAACGTTTCTTTTTATTACTCAGAGATAGAAATTCCATCGCCAAAATTTAGTAGGTTTTCGCTGATATACTTAAAGAAGAAATTCTTAAGTTTTTCATTGTCGTTGACAATTTGTTCAAACTTAGCTGCTCCTTGAATTTGAGCAGGAAATTCTGTAAAGCCAGCTTCCTTTAAAGTATTAAGAAACTCTTCATCAAAGCTAATCCAAGCTCCCTTCTTAATAGCGATTTCCCACATAGTTAGAAAATCAAAGATTTCCTTTTCTACCCAATTAGAAGTACCATTCTTTCTTCCATATTTAATTGGATATCGAATAGTGCAGTTAGTTCTTTCATTTGGAGATTTCTTAACAACGATCTTCACAAAGTGTCCAAGATATGGATTCTTTTGCTCATCGTAAGAAGCATTAGGATCTTCAAGAATTAGATCGCCTTTAAAACGGGCATCGAATTCAAAAATCCAATTAGCAAAATGCAGCAAAGCATTACCACCTGTAGCAGTGGTTTGACGAATTGGAGCCTTGCTGTATGGATCAAGCTTGATATCAGCGCGAACTTGAGAAATAAATACTGCAATATGCCCACGCTTTTGAAGTGCAATAGACATGCGCTTCATAAGATCTGCTGCGATTACTGCGCCGCCAGCGACCTTTTGCGACTCTTCAAATGTTTTATCAAGATCTCCTTTTCTAATTAGACCGTCCACAGAATCTAACAGAAAGAAATACATCATCTTCTCGTCGTTCTTGCCAACTAGTTCTCGCATTGCATCAAATACAGTTTCATGAATATTCGATTCAAAAACGAAACATGTACCTTCAACCCAGTCTTCTTCATTAAATACGAACTTAACTCCAGAGCGAGTAATCATTTCATTACTCAATCGACCTTCAGCTTTGATATAAAAGCCTTTACGCTTCTTAGGTTGATCTAAAAAGTTTTTCATGAATTGAAGAGCGCAACTTGTTTTGCCTCCTTCATTGATTCCGCAAAATCGATGTAATCCGGTTCCGATACCACCAGCTAGAAAGTAATCAAGCAGAAGACTGCCGCTTGAAACCTTGTAGTCTATAGTTGGTTCATAATTATAATGAGATTCCTTATTTTGCTTCAAGAAGCTTTTTAGCTGATCTTGAGATGTTGTGATCTTACTGATATCTACTTCTTCTTTATTATTCTTTTTACTCATTTTAGAAAGTCTTTAATTGTTCTAGGTTTTACCGTAATATTATAGTCTTGTCCAGCTTTTTCGCCAAGCTGAAATTCTATATTCTTTAATTCAGGTTGAAAAATATATTTTTTATATTTGAGTTAAGTATTCTGAATTGTTTGCCCCAAAATGATGGATGAACTTTTTTAGGAATATGCAAAAGCTTATTTAATAGCTCTCTTTTATTCATCTGTTTTGAGAGTAACAGAAAAAATCAAGATGTCAATAGCAAAAAACCGCTGGTTTCCCAGCGGTTTTATTTAAATTAGGCTTTTGGATTGAACGTCGGACTTTGTAAACCGGGATTGTTTGGGGCTGCGGCTTCTTGCTCTTTTTTTAATTTTTCATCAAAGCCATCTCAGAAAGCATTGGGCGATTTTTCATATATGACATGCCGCACATATACTTAGCATCGCTACTGCACATGCCAGCAGTGTTGACAAAAGCTTCGTCTTGTGTCATGCATTCATTCATGTACTCGTCATGCATTTCCATTTCATCATCTTCCATCATGTTAGAGATGGAGACTTCAGCGATAAAATTTTTACTGTCGAATTTTAAATTTGATTTCATGTTATTTATTACCTTCTAGGATTTTAATTTGATCTATTGTTTTTGTTAAAATATCACCTTTTTTAAAGTTGGTTCCATCGTTAAGAACTTCATAAGCAACTATTTTGCCCATATCGTTTGGAAGATCTTTGATTTCTTTAATAATGCCTTCACTATTATAATGTTTGCATGAAGCATTGATGTTCAAAATTCTCATGCCAGCTTCCATGACTTGTTTCTCGTTTTCATTTTCTGATTCTTGAGAATAAACAAGATAATTATATACAGCAAATAAGTAATCCTCCATTAAAGTAATCTTGCTTTGAACCCAAGGTTCAATCTCTTCAGACATCTTCGGATTTGCGCGGAGTTTATCTAGTAAATCTTTAGAATAGTCTGAAATGTAAGCCAATTGTGCTATTGCCATTTCGGCAGCTTCTTCATTTACATCTTCGGATTCAGTTTCGATTTCTTCTGTGATTTCTTGAGCTTGAGCTAAATGAGGAGCTACTTTTAAAAGATCAGACTCTTCCCAAAGAGTAATGCCGTCCCATTGATGAACAACATCATCGACTCCACCTTTAGAGGTATAATCAGTTACTGACTTCTTAGATTCCCACATCTTACAAGACCAATATCTAGCTTTCCAACGAGGGCCGGGATTCGTGTCGCATTGATGACGAGCGCGAAAGTTTTTTCTACGACCGGGATCATCACGCTTGATCTCCATGTTTGGATCGCCAAAATTTACTTTTACAATGTTGCCTTTTTCGTTTTTAACGTAAACAGAAAATTTCTTTGGGCCTTTTGAAGTTCTAAAAGGCTTATTTAAAGTTTTCTTATCTTTAGAAGCACGAATTTCGTTGCTAAGATTAACTGATATATTCATTTTAAATTACTTAAGAGTTAGTAAATATTTAGTTTGATTTACAGAAGCTAATATTTCATCTCTTATATTTAAGAGATCTGTATCTTTCTTTGCGTCAAGCATTGTTGGTAATTCGTTGATCAAATAATTCTCCATATCAACCATTAAAACCATAGGAGCCATATTCTTATAATTCTCTAAGGTTAAATTAAAATTAGTTTGTGCCATTATTCTTCCATACTTACCCATGAAAGTTTCAACGAATTCGTCAATATGTCCTGATAGATCTCCATATAATCCATCAAGAGTTTTATGTTCGGAATAAGAAGTGGTCTGCCAGTGAAGAATCTTAACTTGATTCTGGTAGGTTAATAATTTGGTTACGATATTCATTTTAATCTTCTAAGTTAATAAAATTAAGATTTAATTCATCTTCATTTACACCAAATTGTTTAAGATCAGAAAGAGCTTCGTTAAAGTCAGCTTCTTCAAAATCATTAAAAGAATAAATATCTACTATTTTATCGTCCATATTATTAATTGGCTATATCTTGATCTGCGCGACGATAAGAATCTTTAACTTTTCCTCCACCTTGCATTCTTAAGAATGTGTTTACTCTTGCCATAGCCCATGAAGCCCTTGATTGTCCAGGTCTATGACTAGCACTAAATGCGCCTAATCCTCTACGATATACTTTCTTTAATTGTCCAAGAGTTACTTTCTTAGAATGTTTAGCGTTGTGATTTTTTACTTTTTCTTTCAAAGCGTTGGTTACCTTTTCACTAAAAGTAATTTCAGCCTTGCTTACTAATTGTTTTTCATCTTTTTTCTTTAATATTTCTTTAGCTCTTTCTTTAGCGTCAGGAGATGTGCCAGCAGAAATTACACTATTTTATCTGTATATAGAAAAAAGTAAAGCCGCTTTTTACAGCGGCTTTTTTCGTTATTTATTTTTTTGTATTACTTCTTCTTGCCACCACTTGGCTTTGATGGCGCGGCTGGCTTGCTTGCTGGCTTTGCGGTCTTAGCTGAAGCAGTGACAACCTTGGCGGCGGTCTTTGCGGTGTTCTTTACCATAGTCTTTGCTGTAGTCTTGCTCATATTTATATATGTAATTTATGTTATATTTGCGAAAATGTTTTTCAACTTTTATCGAATTGGACAAGCTCCACCGGCACATTCAGCCATATCTAGCATTTCTGAACTGTTGGTTGTGATGCTTATCAGAGGCTTAACTTTAGCATTAGCTGCTAGATAAGCTGTCTGATCAATTTCTTGATATGGAGCTTGCTTGAAGCCGTGATCCTTAAATAGAAGGAAGCTAACGCTCTTGATGTTGTGTTCGTAATTATCCCTTAGCCAAATCTTGAGAGATTCAAGTTCTTCTGGCTTATAATAAGCAGTTACAGAAACAGCGTTGTCTGACCAGATGGTTTGTAATTTCTTAACCATATCAAGCTGCTTGATAACATCCATATCCTTTGTAAGGATAGATCCTTCGGGGGTCTTGCATGGGAAATAAACAACAACAGTATCGCGATTTTCTGTTCCATCGAAATTCACAAGGAATTCTACATGATATCCCATATCTTTGCAGGTTTGAACCAAAGCGTCA